GTGGTGGTGGTTTATTACAAGGTGATACAACAGGAGGTGATGAAGATGTATTCAAGCCGATAGATGATGTAGGTCAACAAAATATTGGTGGTAATGAACAAGAAGATGAAGAAGAAGTTCCAAAAGAAGAGGAATCTTAATTTTAACAAAATAATTTAATAAATGACGATTCAAGAACGTAATGTAGAGATTTTAAATTTTATTAAAGAGCATCCTATAAATTTAGGAACACCGAATTGTTATAAAGAAGTTTGTGATAAATTTTTTGTAAACACCGATGTTATTAGGGGTATATTAAGAAGAAATCCCAATTTAAAAGAATCTTTAAGATTGGGAACATCTAATTTAGATACAGTTATTGAGAAAACAAGTGAACAAGTTTTAGATTTTCCTATCTCAACAGAAGTTTCTGAAAATCTTATAACAGGTGCGAAAGAAATTTCTAAAAAAATTGATTATCAAATCAAAGGAGTTGATGAATTAATTGCAGAACTACAAATTGACACATCTAAATACGATGTTATTAAATGGAAATGTTCTACATGGCAATCTCCAAAAAAGGGTGATAATCCCACACAACTTTATGCTGTTAATTGTGAATTAAAGCCTAAAAAATTAGATGGTCAATTTGATTTGTTAGAAGCGTTTAGAGAAATAATTTTACAAGTACCTTCACAAAATTATACAAAATCTCCCCAAACTAATACAGGTAAATCTTTATTCATTTATTTGTCCGACACACATGTCGGTGCAAATGTCGGTGAGGATAGTTTATATGAAAATGAATATTCTGCTACAATTTTTGCAAAAAGACTTGATGAAGTGTTAGATAAAGTTTATAAACTTTATACATTACATGGAACTTTTGAAAACATTTATGTTGTAAATTTAGGAGACTGTATTGATGGATTTAATAATCAAACTGCAAGAGGTGGACATTTCCTTCCACAAAATCTTTCAAATAAACAACAATTTGAAGTTTATTTCCAATCAATGAAAGATTTTTTCAAATACATCATAGAAAAAAACTTTACCCAAACGTTACACTTCATTTCAGTGGGTGATTCAAATCATGCAGGTGCTTTAGAATATGTTTTGAACAGAACTATTGAAATCTATCTAAATGCAATTCATCCACAAGTACAAACAAGGGTGTTTAATAAATTTATTGAACATTTGAAATTAGGAGAAAATACATTCATTTTTATGCACGGTAAAGATAGTGAAGCTATGAAACATGGACTTCCTCTAATTTTAAATGATAAAACGGAAGTTTTCTTAAATGATTACATTTATCAAAATGATATTAAAACAAAAAACATTTATGTTGTAAAAGGTGATTTACACCAATCTGCACATCAATGGGGAAAACGTTTCAAATATATTAATGTGTTATCTTTATTTGGAAGTTCAAAATGGATTCACACAAATTTTGGAAGTGGCAGAGCAGGTGTTGAATTTCAAATCGTTGATAATCAAGGGACTTTCTCAATACAAGAAGAAATTTATTTTTAAAATTTTATTTGAATATTTTCCATTTTATTAATATTATTCCAATTCTCATTTTGGAGGATTGGAATTTTTTTTTATATAATAGAATATTTATTAAAAACATTTAGATATGAAAAAAAGTGAATTAACAGAAATGATTAGAAAAATTGTTAGAGAAGCTAAAACAATTAACGAACAAACTTATAGTCCCATAACACCACAGCAAAAAATTGCACAGAAAAAACTTGCATTAGCTAAACAAGATGCTGCGAATGCCGATGCAATGGCAGCTCGAAAAGAATTTGCAAATATTAATAAGCAATGATAACAGAAGATAGAAAAGAACTACTCCTTCAAGAGTATATAAATTGTTATAATGACATAATTTATTTTGCAAAAAATTATTGTTATATACAGCACCCAACAGAAGGAAAAATTCTTTTTGATTTATACCCATTTCAAGAAAATGTTGTAAAATTATTCCCCAATCATAAAAAAGTTATTATAAATAAGTCTCGTCAAATTGGACTTTCAACATTGATTGGTATGTACGTTGCTTGGACAATGATTTTTAACGAAAATAAAAACGTTGTTGTAATAGCTACAAAAAGAGATACTGCAAAAGAAATTGTTGATAAAGTAAAATTAATTTATTACAATCTTCCTTTATTTCTTTCTAAAAGAAAAAATGATAAAGAACTTGCCACGACAGATAATGCTTATGAATTCAAATTAAAAAATGGTAGTAAGATTAAGGCTTTCTCTGCTTCACCCGATGCAACACGTTCACAAGCAGCTTCCATAGTAGTTTTTGATGAGATGGCTTTTACACCAAAATGCGAAGCTATTTATACAGCCTTGTTACCTGTTATTGATGCAGGAGGTCAAATGATTTCTCTTTCAACACCAAATGGTACGAATAATTTATTTTATGAATTATGGCAAGGAGCGGAAAGTGGTGAAAATGGATTTCTCCCTATAAAATTAAAATGGGATGTTCATCCAAAAAGAGATTTGGTTTGGAGAAGAAAACAAGATGATGAATTTGGTGTTCAACGTGCAAGACAAGAGTTTGACACCGACTTTTTATTAACAGGTAATACAGTAATTGACCCCGAAAAACTTTTATTTATTGAAAAGAGTTTTATACAAGAACCTATTGGTAAGAGAGGTGAACAACAAGATTATTGGATGTGGAAAAATGTTGATTATTCACACACTTATATGGTGATAGTTGATACAGCACAAGGAACATCTGATGATAATCATTCAATACAAGTGATAGATTTATTAACTTTTGAACAAGTTGCTGAATATAAAGGTAAAATAGATTTTAAAGACCTTCCTCAATTATCAATTAGTATTGCAGCAGAATGGAATAATGCTTTATTAATTGCAGAAAATACAGGAATAGGTTGGTCAACAGCTAATTCAATAGCACATTCATATTATCCACAAGAAAAAATTTATAAAAAACTAAAAGGTAATAATGATTATAACTTAAATTTAGACCAATATTCTAATAAATTTAACGATTCTAATAATTTTGAAATAGGGTTTTCTATGAACACTGCTTCAAGACCTTTAATTATATCAACATTAATTTCATCAATTCAAACAAATTCTTTAATAATTAGGTCTTCTCGAACTTTAGGAGAGTTAAGAACGTTCATATATCTAAATGGTAAACCACAGGCAGCACAAGGAACACATGATGATTGTATAATGCCTTTAGGAATAGGATGTTTTTTGAGAGATACCGCATTGTTACAAAGGGATAAAATGGTTGATTATTCAAGAGAGTTAATTAATAATGTTAGTGTCTATCGACCAAATTCTTTTTCAAATAATTATCAAGAAATTTATAAACAACAAAATATTTTTAATGTAGGAGACCAACAATATGACACAAAATGGCTTCTCTAATAACTTTTATAATATTTATATTAAACTTAACAAGTTCTAAATGAGTCAAGTAGATAAATCGGTTTTTGGAAGATTAAAAAGATTATTTAGTAGAGATGTAATTATTACAGCCATTGGTAATAATCGTCTTAGAATAGTTGATATAAATAAACTTCAAGCACAAGGAAAATTAGAATCTAATTATCTTTATAGTAGATTTAATGGTATTTATCAATCGGGTCAATTTGCAACAACCAACACTTTAAATAGTGGAATGGTTTTAAAAAATGCTTTATATCAAGATTATGATTTAATGGACACTGATGCAATTATTTCTTCGGCATTAGATATTTACGCAGATGAAGCAACATTAAAGAATATAGATGGTGATGTTTTAAAAATTTCTTCAACAGATGAAGATATAAAAAGAATTCTACATAATCTATTTTATGATATTATGAACATAGAATTTAATCTTTGGGGTTGGATTAGAACAATGTGTAAATATGGAGATTCATACATATTTTTACAATTAGCAGAACAATTTGGTGTCACAAATGTTCTTCCACTAAGTCCATATCACACACAAAGAGTTGAAGATTATGAGAAACGAGATATTAAATATTATTATGATGAACAATCTTATGGAACATATCAAAGAGGTCAAGAAGCAAGAAAAACTTTAGAAAACTTTGAAGTGTTGCAGTTTAGATTATTAAGTGATATGAATTATCTACCTCTTGGACGAAGTATTTTAGAAGGTGGTAGAAAAACTTGGAAAGCGTTACAAATGTCGGAAGAAGCTATGTTAATTCATAGAATTATGAGAAGTCCTCAAAAACGAAGTTTCTTTGTAGATGTTGGTCAACTTCCCGCACAAGATATTCCTGCATTTATGCAACAATTTATTTCAAGTGTTAAGCGTACTCCACACGTTGACCCCAACACAGGTGAATATAATATGAAATTTAATCTAATGTCATTATTAGAAGATTTTTATATTCCTGTTCGTGGTAATAATAGTGGAATGAAAATTGAAACTACGGAAGGTTTAAATTTTGATGGTATCACGGATGTAAATTATTACAAAGAAAAACTTTTCGCTTCGTTAAAAATTCCAAAATCATATTTTGCAGATGAAGATGGTGGTAGTGGTAAGGCAACCATTTCTGCAATGTCAATTAGATTTGGACATACTATTGAAAGACTTCAAAGAATTGTTGTTTCTGAATTAAATAAAGTTGCAATCGCTCATTTAGATATACTTGGTTATAGAGGAAATGATGTTTTAAATTTTGAACTTTCTTTAACACCACCTTCTTTAATTTATCAACAAGAATTATTAGATATTCAACAAAAGAAAGTTGATTTAGCTATTTCAATGATTGATAATAAAATATTTCCAAAAGATTGGATTTATAATAATGTGTTTGAGATTTCACAAGATGAATATGATGATTTTAGAGATTTATTAATTGAAGATTCAAAACGTGAATTTAGACTTTCACAAATTGAAAACGAAGGTAATGACCCAACTGATTCGGGAATTTCATATGGTACACCACATGACTTAGCTACTATTTATAAAAGTAATTCAATGGATAGCAAAGAACTTCCATTTGATTATGGTGAAGAAGCAACAATGGGAAGACCAAAAGAAAAAAACTCTGTATATGGGACAGATAACTCAACTTGGGGACGAGACCCAATAGGTTCGAAAGAAATATCTAATGCTTCAAAAAATTCATCAAGTTCTAAAAAAAGTTCTTTATTAGAACTTAAAAATTTGAATAAATTAGAAAAAAAATATACAGGAAAGACAATTAAGTTATTTGAAAACAAAAATTATAAAAAAAATTCATTAATAGATGACTAATTGTCAATGTTATAATATTTATAAAAAATGCGAGAAAAATTGAAAAGTTTGAAACATTCCAAAATAAAAAATACAGGATTACTATTTGAAGTTCTTTCGAGAAAATTTTCCGAAGAAGTAATTAGTAATTCGAAACCAAAAGCCATTAATCTTTTAAAGAAATATTTTCACAATAGTGAAATAGCTAAAGAATATAATTTATATAAGGTTATTTTGGGTTCAAACTCATTAAATGAATCTCAAGCTAATTTAAGATTCGATATTCTAAAAGAATCTTATTCAAAAATTGACAAAGAAAAACTCTCAAAAGAAAAATATAATCTAATAAGAGAAGTTAAAGACTTGTACTCAAACCCAGAAGATATTTTTAAATTTAGAGTAGAAAACTATAATGTTTTGGCAGCAACGAATAATTTATTAGAATCATTTAATTCTACTAAATATATCGAACCATCTTTTTTATTAAAAAATAAATCAACTATTTTAGAACATTTAATAACAGTTCCTAAAACAGAATCTTCTCATATATTAGAATCATTTACAACACTTCCAAAATCGGAACAACAAATGGTATTTGATTTAATGGTGGAGAAATTTAATAAGAAATTTAAAGTATTAACAGAATCTCAAAAATCTGTTTTAAAAGAATATATTTCACAAAATAATTCTCCAAAATTTACAGAATATATTTCTGAAAAATTTGATGAAGTTATTTTGAATTTAAAATTAAAAGAAGCCTTAATTGAAGATGTTGAAACAAAAGCACTTTTGAAAGAAACAATTTCAACAATTAAACCATTTGGTAAAAATTATAATATTAAAAATGATGATGTTGTAAAATTATTAAACTGCTATTCGTTAGTAGATGAATTAGAAAATTTCCAAGACGATGAATATTAAAGAAAAACGTTTAACTAATGCTGAAAAAAAGAAAAAGGAAGAAATTGTCATGGCAATGAAACCAACTTTTAAGGGAAATACACCCGCATTATATGCTATTGCAACAGCTAAAGCAAAAAGAGTTGCAGAAGAAATGGGTAATACAACCAATCAAGGTGGGGCAAGTTTTGGTGGAGAAGGTGGTGAACAATTTCCAACATCGAAAGCATTTGAAAATAATAAAAAAATGGTAATTAGAAAATCTTTTTTAAAGGAACTAATTCAAGAAGAAATAAAAAAATATAAAAATATTAAAAATTAATAAATGAAAGCCTTACAAAAATTACATAATGATGTTTTAATTGGAAAAGTTTCAAAAAATACTTTTTTAACAGAATCTAAAAGGCATTTTCCAAATCTTTTTTCAAATCTTCAACCATATGAACAAGTTGAAAGAATTTTAATACGAAAAGGATATATTAAAGAAAATTTGACAAGAGATTATGTTTCTCAACATGAATATCATATTGGATATGAAATAGAATTTGAAAAGTGCCACGACCCTAATTGTGCAGATGCAGAAGTTTTGAAAAATTTGACAAAAGATAGAAACTACTACACCAATTTGGTAGCAGGTAAAAATGCTATTGAACCACAAGACACAAAATTAATAACTGTTCTCAATGAAGCTAAAAATTTAACAATAAATTCTTTGAATCAATTGATTAAAGAAGAAGTTACAAAAACCAAGTCTAAAAAGTTGATGGAAGAATATTTTGATGAAGATGATACTATGAACAATTCAATATATGAAGACCATTCGGGATATAATAATGACCCCGAATATGAATTTTATGCGGTTTTAGATGGTAAATTAATTAAGGGCTTTGAATTTAAAGATGAAGCTATGGATTTTAAAAAGGAATATGGCATCGCATCAATTAAAATATATTCTAAAGAAGTTTTAACAAGCAAAGGTATTAATGTTAATGATGATAAATGTTGGGGACAATCATCAAGGTTATCAGAAATTAAAAATAATCTTTTTGAAGAAAAAGAAGACCCCTTTAAACAAAAATTTAGAAGTCCAAAACCTGTTTCTCCCGAATTAAAAAAAATAAAAATAGATATTAAAACAGCTATTAGTAATAATCCCGAATTTAAAGGACTTTATGATAGTGCTTATTCATTTGCCGAACAAAAAGATGATACATGGAAAGAATTAATGAATACATTAGCTAAAAAATTATATGATTATTTAGCAAGTGTTAAAACATATATTGATAAATTCAGTAAAGGTAATCTTTTACCAATAGTTAAAATTTTAACTACTTCAACTGAATTGAAATAAAATTTAAAAGTGAAAAAATAAAATTACAAAACATTTTAAATAATAAACCACCATACCATTGAAACAATTACTAACAGAAACATTCGGATATATTCTTCCAACAAAATCATTAAAAGAAAATATTGGAATAAATAGAACAGTACCCGTAGTGTTAGAAGGAATTGTTCAAAGAGCTGATTATAAAAATGGTAATGGTAGAATATACCCAAGACGAACTTTAGAAAGAGAAATTACAAAACTTCAACAAGTTATAAAGGATGTTGGATATATTTTATGTCATTTTGACCATTCTGATGATTTAGAAATTAAATTAGCACTTTCATGTGCTAAAATTGTAAAACTTTGGTGGAATGGAAATGATGTTTATGCAAAGATTGAATTATTGGATGAATCTAATATACAAGCTGCCCAAGCAAGGTCTTTTATTAAAAGTGGTATTAAATTAGGAATTTCTTCAAGAGGTGAAGGGTCTTTAAAACAAGAAGGTGGAAATCAAATTGTTCAAGATGATTTGAATTTAGCAACATGGGATTTAGTGTCTATTCCTTCAACACAAGGTGCTTTTTTAAATGTTATGCGAGAGTCGTTAGGAAGTGATGTTAATGAAGACATTATTTTAGAAAATACTTCTACAAATAACATTGATAAAAAAAATAAATTAAAAAGCATTTTCGAAAATATCAAATCATGCAATTAAAATTAACAAATATATTAAAAGAGTATTCAATAGGCACTGTTAACAAATTAAAGGAGAAGTTTAAAAAAGAAAATTCTGCTTTAACGGATGAAATAATAGAAGAATATATCAATCGTTTTGACCAATTGAAGTCTTCACCAAAGGTGGAACGAAAGGATATAACAACGTATTCTTTCCAAGAATTAGAACAAGTTGTTGACAGTTTTCCTACAAAAGAAAA